CGCACGAGGAGACCCGGTCAACAGGTTCAGGCAGCAAAACTATCAGACTAAACCACCGTGCACCGGACTCAGGACACCGGGCTACTATAACGTACAACGCCGCTACATAAGACATCACACCGAGGCATGAGCAACTGCTTCACGAACAGTCTACCGATGGCACGACACAGTGCAGCAGACTACACCACGACGCACGTTGCACTGCGTCACGACGAAGAGCATGTACAGGCCACCGCACATCAGAAGACAAACATAGCTCAGCTACCTAACGCACAACACCGGCACATCACCGATGAGAACCTAGAACATAGACACACGACTCGCACTGCCAGATAACAAGCTAGGTCGACGCAATAACCCAGACACAAGACCCACAGAGCAGCGACAAAGACCCAGAACACAGAGCACACAGCCACCACACACAGAGGAGATACCCCCACCACAGAAATAGTCTTGCCCCAGGGGGGTGGGTTTGGTCTGTGGACGTTTGTTTAGACCCCGTATGTGCCGAGACCCCCCCAGTTATATATAATGATTATCTATTCTTTAGCTACTTTGGTTCAAGTGTTTGTTGTGTGTGGTTGGGTGGTGTGTTTGTGTAGGGTTTATGCCCTGGCCTCCGCGTGTTTGTGGCCTCGCTTGCCGTTGACCTAGCCTCACTGTGCTGGTCGCCTCGTACCCCCCAATTTTGTGGGCCGTCGTGTCTGGATACGAGGGCAGTAGCCCCTCTGACGGGCGATCGGACCGTTGTTAGCGGCGAGTTGGTGTAGCATTTAGGGGTTGTGGTATTATCACTATAGCCTAGTCCGGTGGTGATAGATTTCTTATTGGAGTTTTTTATGAGTATTGAGGATGTTGCTGATAGGGCGGACGTTTGGGAAGCTAGTCTGAAACGTATTTTGAAGGCGGTTGGTGCGGTGGGGGCTGCGTTGGCTGGTTTGATTGCGGGTTTTGTTATGTTGTGGCCTGATGGGGAGGTTGAGAAGCCGGATCAGCAGTTCCATCCGTTGACTGGGGCGAATACTATCCAGATTGGAGATGCTTTTGTTTCGTTGCCTATTGAGAATAAGGATTGTTCTAGTTTTTTAAATACTGTTAACTCTAAGTGGAGTGAGGAGCAGTGGGGGGTGTGGGAGCATTTAAAACGGGAAGCTGGATGCTAGTACTTTTTTCTGCTAGTTTATTTTCTTATGGCTGAAGATGATATAAGTAACGACTTTAAACAAGTACGTATTAGCCGTCTAACATTAGGTCTCATTATGACTGTAGCTAGTGTTTCAGCGGTTATAGTTTGGAACGCCGCAGCAGTCTCAAATAAAATTAATACGTTATCTACAGATATTGTTCAATTACAGCAAGATATGGAAGACGTTGGGGAGCCTACTGTAGTTCTTAGCCGTCTTGATTCAATAGAACGATCATTAGAAGGTATAGATTTTAAAGGTTTAGAAACTAGGTTAGAGACAATAGAGACATGGGCTTATATAGAGCTTACCCACCGTGTTGAAGAACTTGAACAGCAGTGGGATGATCCAGATCGTGACGGGGAGCAGTTACACCACGAGTTAAATGATATCCACCACCATAAAGATGCGTTCCGAGATATCCTCAGCCAAGACCCCCGCGATTTTGTTGAAGAAATCATGAACCAAAGGTTTAGTTGGTAATGGAAGAACCTGACGAACTACCCACAGAAATGATGGGTGAACGTTATGATCCTTTTGAAGACGATACCCCAATCGAATGCGGCTTAGAAAATCCTGACATATGTGAATCTTGTCAGTAAAGGGACTACATGCCATCAGGCAAAGCAACAACCATTGAAAAATGGACACAGTACTTAGCATTAAGAAGCGCCGGGCATTCAATATATGCGGCAGCTAAAGAATGCGAAGTATCATACCACGCATGTAAAGACGCTGAAGGCGAAAAAGCGCCACGTAATTACCTCGCAGCCAAAGAAGCCTTAGGCAAACAAGGCCCATCAGGCGTACCTTCATATGAAGATCTTATCCCTGAAGCCAAAGCAGCATATGACAATATAGAAATTTTTGCTCGGCGATATTTTGGCATTGTCTTGCAACCCTGGCAGATCGAAGCGACAGAACGCATCATGGGGTTAATGGATACAGAGTATGAAGAGTACGCTGTTATCAATGCACCACCTGGTTGCGGTAAATCTACCTTCTTCGCAAAGGTATTACCTGCTTGGGCTACTATAAGAAATAGGGCTATTCGTGGGATGATTGGTTCTTCGTCACAAAGGCTAGCTGAATGGTACTCTCGTAGGTTAAGATCAGAGTTGGATCGTGCACATCCTGTGCGTGCTGAACTAAACGATGTCCGTTTAGGCTTAGCGGTGGACGCAGAAGCAACGATTCAAGAAGACTTCGGAATGTTTAAACCAGATTCGTCTGAAATTTGGCGTTCAGAAGCTTTCACTGTATTACAACAAGGTGACGTTCCGTTATCTCAAAAAGAACCTACATGGTCTGCGTTCGGGATGGACTCCGGTTTCCTTGGAGGCCGATTCGATCTTGTAATTTGGGACGATGTATATGATCCGAGGAAGATGCGCTCCGCAGATTCCAGAGAAGATATGCGTCGTTGGTGGGATGAGGTAGCTGAAACACGTTTAGAGCCAGGCGGCTTGCTGATCCTACAAGGTCAGCGCATGTCCGCTGACGATATCTATCGTTACGCTCTAGATAAAGTCGCCCCGCCCGACGAGTTAGAACTAGAGGAAGAAATCAATGTCGAAGACGCACCAGAAGAATGGCGAAAATACCATCATCTCAAATATCAGTCGCACTATGAAGAGTCTTGCAAAGGCGATCACAAACCTGACGCCGCACCGTGGCCCGAAGGGTGCCTACTTTACCCTCGTCGATTGCCGTGGCGACGACTTAGACATGTTAAAGCGCAAACTCCAGACCGATTTGAAGTCCTGTATCAGCAATCGGACATAAACCCTGCCAATGTTTTAGTAGATCCGCTATGGGTTTCAGGCGGTAAAGGCAATGATGGGGTAGAACACCCCGGATGTTGGGACAATGATAGAGATATATGGGAGTTACCTGCCGGTATATCAGAAGATCTAATGGTTATAGCTACAGCAGACCCATCACCATCCAAGTTTTGGGCCTTACAATGCTGGGCATACAACCCTAATTCAGAATACAGATACCTTTTAGAGTCGTATCGCCGCAAGATGGATGCTCCAGCGTTCTTAGATTGGAGCCATGAAGACCAATGTTTCTCTGGAGTAGCAGAAGACTGGTGGCAAATAACTAATAAGATGGGTAGACCAATAACTCACTGGGTTGTTGAAGCAAATGCTGCACAAAAGTTTATTATGCAGTACGATCACTTTAGACGATGGGCCGCATTAAGGAACGTACAGTTAGTCCCACACTACACACACAGTAGAAATAAGGGTGACCCGAAGTACGGTGTGCAAATGTTGGCACCATTATGGAGAGTAGGGCGTATCCGTTTACCAGGAAAACAAAACACAGAAGCAAGACCACATTCTTTGTTGTTAGTTAATGAAGTAACAAAATGGAATGCAGAAGGAACTGGTGCTCGCACAGACGATTGTGTTATGGCACAATGGTTTCTTGAACATAACTTAGAAAAACTACATACACCGAGTATAGTTAATAGTAAACAATGGCGACCTACATGGCTTTCTACAGCGGAATAATAATGAGGTAATTGTGAAAACCGTAGATGAAATTTTAGCTATCTATTCTTCAAGAATGAGCATTAACAATTTTGCAAAAAGTCGGATGCGTACGCTTAGAGATCATTATAACGGGGAAATAGTTGTACCACTTCCAGAGATTGATTCTAACGAACAGTCTGCTGTAGCAAACTTACTAGCACAAGGTCTTGATCAGACAGCTATGCGTATAGCTTCTACAAGTCCTGACATTTATTGCCCACCTGCGGACAGTTCTGTTAAACGTTCGCGTAATAATGCTTCTATTAAACGTCGAGCTATTTTTGGTTGGTGGGAAAACAGCCGAATGGACTTACAACTATCTAAACGCGCAAGACATTTAATAGGTTACGCAACTACATGCACACAACTTATTTACAATGCTAAAACTGGGTGCCCTGAATGGCATGTACGTGATCCTTTAACTGCATACCCTTCACCATTAATTGGTCCACAAGATCTACGACCAAGAGATTGTATCTTTGCATACGAAAGAACTTTAGGTTGGCTTAACATTCATTATCCTGAAGCTGCTTTTGTTTTAAAACAACAAGGAGTAGCTAATGGTGAAAACAATATAACAACCAACGATCAAGTAATAGATTTAATCGAATATTTAGACGCTGAAGAAACTGTTCTTGTAGCTAGCCGATCTACAACACCAACACATTTAAGCACATTTGGTAACACAAACTCTACACCTAATGTAGTCAATATAGAACTAGAACGTATTCCAAATAGGTTAGGTGAAACTCCTGTAGTGTTTGCATCTCGCATAAGTCTTGATGCGCCTCAAGGGCAATTTGACGGCATACTTGGTATGTACCAAATGCAAGCCAGACTTATGGCCCTTGAAGTTATTGCAGTACAAAAAGGTGTGTTCCCAGATACATGGCTAGTAGGCCGTGCTGGAGAAACTCCTCAGATTGTTAACCCTGCTGATGGGCTTACTGGCGAAGTTGGTGTTATCCGTGGTGGTGACATTAAAGATGTACAGATGCAACCAGGCTATATGACCAACCCAGCTATTGATCGTCTTGAAAGAGGACAACGTTTAACTGCTGGCATACCACAAGAATTTGGTGGAGAGTCAACATCTAATATTCGTACTGGGCGTCGAGGTGATGCTGTTCTAGCAGCAGTTGTAGACTTTAATGTTCAAGAATCTCAACGAGTAATGGCTCGTTCTTTACAAGAAGAAAACAAAATAGCTATTGGCATGGCAAAAACTTACGGACCAAATCGTCCACACAGTTTTTATGTAAACACTAAGAATGCTAAAGGCAGAGTTGACTACAAAGCTAAAGACAATTTTGAGACAACAGATAATGTTGTTTCATATTCGCATCCAGGTGCAGATATAAACAACCTAGTTATTAGCGGTGGTCAACGTGTCGGCATGGGAACCATGTCAAAGAAATCTTTTATGATGATTGATCCTTTAGTTGATGATCCAGAGTTTGAACATGACACTGTTATAGCTGAACAACTTGAAGAAGCTTTACTATCTTCTATACAACAACAAGCTGCTGAAGGCGTAATACCTCCAGGAGATTTAGCACGTATCATGAACTTAGTCGCTAATGATAAAATGGAATTAGGAGCTGCTGTTGAAAAAGTTCAACGTGAAGCTCAAGAACGTCAAGCTGAACAAGTTCAAGCTATGGCTCCTGAAGCACAAGCTGGTTTAGGAATGGCAGGTATGGGGGCAGAATCTATGGTTGAAGAACAAATGGTTGAAGAAGCTCCAGCAGCGACTCCTTCATTACAAGAATTGTTAGGTGTGTAAATGCCAAGATCAAATAAAAATGGTTCACAACCTGTTGCTGCGGCAAAAGGTCAAGAGTATGGGGAAAAACAAAAACAACTTGATTCACAAAGTGAAATGCCATTACCTGCTATAGGTAATAATGTTAAACCTCAGCAAGATCTTGCACCAAAAAAAACAGCACCTGTATCAGGTGAAGGGTTTGGTCCTTCAAGATTACCTGGTGAATCAATTACTGCACCTATGAGTCAAGAAGTATTCAATATTAATGATGTGCCTCTTCCCCCGCAAAGAGTCCAAACTCTAGCACCAGCTATCCACGAATTTTTAACGTTAGCAAACAACATAAACGCTGATCCTGATATTCAAACTTTTGTTAGAAGAATGCAAAACTTTATTCCTACTAAATACGATGTGCCTAAATGAGTTTCGGAAGTCGTGTATATAAAATTGCTCGCTCACCAATAGACTTAGGAGCGCAAGCTCTTGATCTAATTTTTGATGGTGTAGTTCGATTGCCCGAAGAACAATTTGATGTTATAGATTCTTTCTGGGAATCTTGGCGTGACAATATAATGGGGCAAGAAAGCAAAAGCGGTACTGGAGAAAAATCTGTACTCGGTTCAGCGTTTGGTCCAGAAGGTGTAATTGGTTCTATGGTAGGCGCATTACCTACCGAAGGCAATGCAGGCATACTACGTCGTGAAGGTGGCAAACTCCTTTGGGACCCAATGATGCAAGTACTGCAATACAGTTACAAAAATTTTGTTGATAGACCAATAGGGACTTTAGCAACTTTATACAATATAGGGCTTGCTGAAAACAATAAGTTCTACAAAGACAATCCACAGTATGCAGGTCTAAGCGGATTAAATCCGTTAATGATGCTTGATGAAGTTAAAAACCGTGTAGGTGATGGAGCTTTTGATTCACGTCTTTATGACATAAGCACATACACAGACGTTTGGAATATATCTGAAAGTAGAAGTGCAGGCCAAGCAATAATTTTAGCTTTGCGTTCTACTAACATTTTAGACCCTGAAGAACTTGAACAAGAAATGGGAACTCAGTGGTACCAAATAGGTAGTGGTATTATAGATTTTAATTTAAATATTGTTGGTGATCCTGCATTTCTTGTAGCTAAAGGTATGCGTGCAGGTTACGCAAATAAACTAGCTAAACAACAATATGCTCAAACTGGCACATATGATTTAAATGTGTTAAAAGGCAGAAGTCCTTTTAGTCCTTTTCTTTACAAAGACGATATTGTGCGTCCAGGTCGTAGAGGTAAACCGGACAGAGTTATAAATAGAGATGCTTTGTTTTGGGAAAAGTGGGATTATAATCCTCAATGGGAAAAAAGAATTACACCTGCAACAATAGACGAAGCAATAACTAGTCCTGGTTTTGTTACTTATAAACAAACTGTTCAAAATATTGGTTACAGATTGTTAGGTGAATTAACGCCTGAAGCAAGAGGCGACATAGACCCTAATTATTTAACAAGTAGTGAACTGCCATATGATTCTTCTAGCATGGAGAATCCTTTATTAGAGCTTAATAATGGTCTTCCTACTCCACAAAGACCAGTACTAACTTCTGTTACAAATAACCTCTTATCTGCTGAAGAAAGTTTTTCAATTAAAAAGAATGACTTAATACAGCTATGGAACAACATACTAACGTATGAACGTGAGACAAAATTCCCTGGTACTTTTGATACACCTACAGGTGGAGTATTTGAGGTTAATATAAAATCTCTTTCTGACAATGATCTGTTTAACGGTATACCAACTGAGTGGATGGATTCACTTTACGCAGCTACAGACGCACTTTTTGAAAGAACTCAAAAGTTAGATACAGAACTTAACGCTTTGCAACAGCACAAAGTAGTAGTTGACGAATACAAAGATTATTTAAATACATTTTTTGATGATGCTGATGCACGAGTATCAGATTTTGATAATGAAAGATTTACATTAAACCCGGATGACATTTTTTTAGATGACACTATTCAAAAATTATCAGAAGAAGTTGATATAGCAACTTTTCAAGAAGATGCTTTAAACAAAATATTTGATGAGTTACTTGTTCAACAAGACATTCGTAATGATTTTTTGAGTACTTTAGCAGGAGACTCAGAAATTCAGTACTTGTTAAATGAAAGCCCTAGGAGAATTCTTACACCAGAAGGTTATGTAGATGCACCAACGTCAACTCCTACAGAAAGATTTACAAAACAATTAGCTATGAAAATTCTTCAAGCTGGTCGCAAAGGTGAACTTGGGCCAGGATGGAAGAATTGGGATATGCGCGACGCTTGGGTTTACAGCCAACAAGTTGCAAGAATGTGGAATGTTGGAGACGTAACAAGCGCTTCGTGGTTACCGTTTGATAATTATATGCGGTTGCGTCTTAACTCTCCAGAAGCAGTTGCAGTGTTTGAACAACAAGCACGAGTTTTATCAAACATTCTTTTTGTTAATGATATGACACCAACTAATCCAATACCACCAAAAGGTCTAGTAGCATTAAATAATTTAATAACTCTAAATAGAAATATTCGTTATTGGGAAGATGTCGCATCAGGTCGTATGCAACATGAACAATCTACAGCATCCGGCCCTATCATTATTTCAGAAACAGTAGGGAAAGAAATAGCTAAACAAAATTTAGTTTATTTAAAAGAATACAAAATCGTAATGGAAACAGATAACCCTAAGTTTTTTGATTCTATTGAAGCAATCATAAAAGATGAATTAAATGTTATACAAGGAAAAGCTGCACAAGGTTTTGATGAAACGTTTTCGCCTGATAACCAAAACGTTCATATTGATAACCAAGAGTCAGGCATGACCACAAGGCCTCCAGAGCCAGGGACTTTTGAATATGACGCTGCAATAGACGAGCTTCACGGTCTTTCTAAAATACCTTGGAATGCAATTCTTGCTTTACGTGAAACTTATTTACAAAAACTTATGGCACCCTATGACCTTACCCGAGGCATAGGACTTGTTGATCCTCCGAATCGTCTTAAACATGGTTTAGAAGGTTACGAGCATATAACTGATATGGCTGTAACTGAAATACTTAGAACTTCTCATATACCAATTTTGCCACAAAACATGCTTCCTTATCTAGGCCCAGAAAATCGATTAGGTTTTAAAGCACGCACATTTTTTGAGAAGTCTGAATTTGTTAGCACACGTTTAAATAGTAGAGCCGCAAGAATTACAGTAGAAAAAGTACCTCAAGGCATAGCTAACTGGCATCAGCCTGACCATGCGTTAGTTCAAGTTGAACGTATGCTTCGAGATGTTTCACGTATTTCTGGTATAGATGGTATACCTATTTTAGAAAAAGCAGGTCTTAATGCTAATGATGTAATGATTGAGTTTTTAGACAAGACAACAAGCATTACAGATATGGTAAAGCACTACGACATTATAGTTAATAAACTTGTTGAGGCACTTGTTGACACATTTGCTGATATGCCGCACCCAATTAAAAATCCACAAGGTTTAGAAAATGGTGCAAAAATTGTTGACAAACAACAAGTTATAGAAATTTTAAGAGGCGATCTTACAAGTGCTCAAGAAATATTAGTTAAAGCAGCAGATGAAGGTTTAGCTAAAGAAGCAAGTTTTGGAAACGTAGATTACACAACAGTTGTTGTTAACGAAGACGGTCAAACCCTTTCAAGAAATATTGCTATTAGCCCTAGCCAAATGCGTGATAGTTCTGTTGTCCCACGTTTTGACATGTATCAAAGACTTGTTAAAGCTATTGTTGGGGATTACAAAACAGTATTAGATACAGCACCAGATGGTACAATAACAAAGCGACTTGTACATATTGGTTCAAGCAGAGCGACAGTAAGAAATGCTAGAAGATTAGCTACAACTTACTGGAAGAAAAGTGTTCTTCTTACACCACGATGGCAGATGGTTGTTAACATTGATTCGCTTTTAAGAACTGTTGCTACTGTTGGAGCAGCGGCAACTATAGGTCGTATTGGTGACAGAGTAGATACTTTGCGTTCACGGTGGCTTACTAAAGCTGGTGTAGATGTTGATGCTATTGTTGAAAAAAAGCTGTATAGAACTTTACAAGATATTGAACTTGCAGACGATGCTAGTCCAACCCTAAATTCATTTGACCGTATAGAAATAGAAAGCCGTCAAATTGGAGAAAAAATAACAGCGTTATCAAACGTTAATTCAGTACAAGAACTTTTTGATGTTATAGATTTTGATCGACTGCCTCCAGGAGGCAGTTCTATGGTTAGAGACTTAAACCGTTACGAAGCAAGTCCAGTTGATCTTGGTGATCGAATGGATGGAGCAGATTATGGAGTAGACGGTTTTGATGTAAGTGATTTTGATTATGCTGGAATGACTGGCGAAGACATCGTTCTTGATTTTATAGAGATTATGAGTATAGATGATTTTGTATTTTACAATACTAGATTTAGGGAAATTCCTGTTGAAGATCTAACTGCTATGTCTGGCTCTGATTTGTCATCAATGTCAAATCGACAGTTAATTGAGCAATATAACAGAACAATTCTTGAGTTTAATGAACAACCTAGTTATATAGAATTTGAGATTGTAAACCAAGCAGCAACTCAAATTGATCCTATTGCAGATTGGTTTATTGAAACTAGGCCTAATAGTCAGTGGTCAGGGCAAGCATCTTTAACGGATGCAGCAGGATATCTTGAAGATTTATTTCCAAATCAAAATTGGAATGAACCACTTAGTTTTCCTGATGAAGGTATTGGTAGGTCTTTTGAAAGACCTAGTTATCGAGACCCTGAACTGTCTCGTGATGCTGGAGTTCCAGGACGGGCATTAGAAGATATCGATTATGAAGTAAGTATTGAAGAAGTTATGAGTGAAATGTTTGACGAAGAGTTTTTTGAAACTTTACGTGCTGCTAGTGAGAATATTGAGTTAGCTAAAACTTTACCGCCAGGTGATCAAAAATCAATACTTATAGCAAATATTAGATCTACTTGGGTAGAGATAGCTATGAAACAAATGGAAACAAATACTCGAAACCACGAATACTACCGTGTTCGTCAAGAAATGTTTTACAGAATAGCTCAAGACTTACAGAGTGATGCTGACAGCTATTTCAACGTATTGAGCAACGACGAAGCTAAGTTAGCTAAAGAAGCAGTAACTTCTCGATATGCAAGTGATCAAGGTTTTAAAAATGCTTTAGAAGTATCTTCTGATTTTAGTTCAATTCAAAAAGCTATATCGGAAGAAAAAGGTTCAACCTTTAAATCGTCTGTTGATGATTCTTTTGTTTCGGAAACCCCACCAAACGAATTGTTTGCAAGTAATTTAGAACAAAATTTGCGTCAGTTAGAAACAACAGGCATGTCTACACAAAACATGTTTGTTTCGTCAGTTAACTGGTACAACAGACAACACAATAATGGTGTCCCTGGGTACGAACTTTCTTATCAAGAGCTTGTAGAAAATGTTATAAACGAAGAATATGCTAAAGGTAGAAAACGTCGGCGTATAGGTTTGTCTACAGGATTAGGATTATTTTTTGCTGGTCCTGCTGGTGGTCTTGCTGGTGCCGCTGCTTATAACAAATACTCTCGTAAGTCTTTAGCTATAGCTGCACAAAAACAGATAGCTGATAGTTATGGTCAACAGCTTTTGCTTGAAGCTCATGACATGATTCAAAGAATGGAAGATTTTGAAGTCGCAGTTATGGAGCGGCGGACATACGACCTCGAAGCTATGTCTCAGGGAACTATTAAAGATGTCGGTGATAACCCAGAGATTATTGAAGCTTATGGGGATGCACGTCCTTTACCTATATCTAGAGAGGATTGGCCAATACTATATCAAAGTTTAGACGAAGATTTATTAGATGATTTTGTAGCCCGACAAGCAGATGATATTGAAACTTTTGAGCTTAGGGAGGTGGGTGGTAATCAATTTGTACCAAGATCAAAAGAAGAGATACAACTTCTTTTAATAAGAATGTCTGAAGAATTAGACATAGCTGATTGGTTAGCTGCTAGAGCAAAAGATAGAAAAGAAGCTGCAAAGCTTTTAGCAACTCGTGCAGAACTTGTAACTGATCATCAAAAAAATGTTGTTGCACAATTCAAATCAGAAACTCCTGAAACTGCTGGACGTTTTGAACAAGCAGCAAAAATACTTGGAGACGCAGGTTACGGAACAGCCCATGTTGGTGATATTAATTTAGGTAATCCGTGGGGTGATACTCCGCAAGTACAAAAAATTAACGAACGAGTCAATAGCGCTAACGCAACTAAACGTCATATTTGGCAAGATCAAAATGCTGTGCAACGTGAATCAGAACGTTACGCAGGTTCTTACCAATACGATTATAATGTTCCACAGGAAACAGCAGGATTTAAATTAGCGTGGAATGATTTTATGGCTCGTCATGCTGGGCCTAGCGGTGTTGCAGGTGTGTCTGCTAATAGAGATTTTTGGCGACAATTTTGGTTAGGTAAATCTTCTGAAGAAGTTATTGAATGGTTGCGTACTGATGGCAAAAAAGTATTAGACGATTTGCCTGAAGAATATAGAACTCTTGAAGGCATTGAAGATCTTGAAAGAAAAACAAGATGGGAATCAGAAAGTCTTATACCTAATACTGCTGAGTTTGCAAAAGTACGTTTAAAATTAGCTCAAGGTAATGAAGTTAAATGGGATGTAGATATTCAGCCAATTATAGATTCAGTTCAAAAATCACAGGATATTTTGTTAGATACTATTATAAGGCTTGATCCAGTTAATGCTGACATAAGTAACTTTAGTACTTTATATGTAGAAGATCCTCAACTTGGATTGTTAGTTCAGTCATATTATAGGGATACTGGTGGTACAGCTAATCTTATAGTTGCTGCTGAAATTGTTAAAGCTATGCCTCCTATGCAACGTAGACGTGAAATAGCAGATCTTCGTCCTGATCAGTTTGGAGAAGTACCTGAAGGTTTCTTACTAGAAAACGGTGCAATAGATTTTGGTAAAACTGTTACAGATTCTTCTTTCTTAGACGGGCAACAAACAACATCAAACATTAAACGTATTAAAGAATCTGTTGATTCTATATTAGATAATGCGTTTGAAAACTTGACAATGGTTGAAGACATTGTTTCCCGTGGAACATTGTTTGAGTCTTTGTATGAAGCACAAATGGCTATGGAACTTCAGCCATTTAGAAATTCAGATGGTACATACCGTTTAGATGGAGAAGATATAGAAAACTTGCGTGCTCGTTCAAGACGTAGAGCTATAAAAGAAACAAAAATGGTTCTTTACGATCTTGCAGAACGTTCAAGATTTGAAGAAGTCATGCAAGAAATTTCTCCTTTCTTAGGTGCATGGACAGAAGTAACAAGTCGTTGGATAGGTATTGCTGCTGATAACCCAGTGTTTGTAGCTAGAGCTTTACGAAGTTGGGCGATGCTTACTGCTGAAGATGAAAACAGAAATAGTATATTAGTGTTCCAAATGCCAGGTGTTTTAGATGCAGAAGTATTTGGTAAAAAAGTATTTGGCAATATCAGTATGTTGTCTAAACAAAAAATAGATTTGAATCTTAAATCTGCTGCAATGCTTGGAAGCTTGCCAACATTTGGGCCGATAGTTAGTTACTTATTTACAGAAGTTGCATTAGAAGCTCCTGAAGTAATGGAAACTTTAGGTTGGGTTGTGCCTTACGGATTAGCTGAAGGTCCTAATCCTTTAGCAAGACTTGCAGATTCTTTTAGTCCTTCTTGGCCAAAAGCTTTAACTGCTAAATTTGGTATGGATCAATCTGGTAGAGCAAAAACTAGAGTTAAAATTACACAAGATTACTTAGCTGAACTTTGGGTTAATGGTCAAGAAGTTCCTAGCTCAGGTCTTGAAATGGATGAGTTTGTTAAAGAAGTTGATCGCAGAACGTCAATGGTATATGGCATAAAACTTATGCGGTCGCTTACAATCCCTATAGCTATTAAACAACAGTCTCCTTATTGGGGAACTATTTCTGAGTACTGGCGTAAGCAAGATGAAATTGGTTTAGAAGAAGCTGACGATTGGCTTTTAGAAAACCATCCAGAGCTTTGGTCATTTACTGGAAGAATAACTGCTAACAAAGGTGTTATAGCTGGCACTCTTGTAGGTCATCAAAATTATAAAAAGCATAAAGAAATAGCTAATCGACATCCAGTGCTTGGCGGTTTTATTACAGGTCAAGACGGTGCAGTAGATGTGCAATTCGAACGTAATGAAGCTGTTATGCAGATAGAACGTAATCGTGGGAACCGTGAGTATTTACCGCCAGAAGGAATATTAACTTTAGCGGCAGAAAAAATAGGGTGGCGTGAGTATGGAGTCTTTAGAGAATCTATTGATTCAAGGTTACGTTTAAAAGCTTTGTCTGGTGGTTCGGCAAGCCTTAATGCTAAAGACAATTATGCAGAGTCAAGAGCATTAAAACAGTTTGTTAAAGAGTTAGGTAAAGAAAACTCTCAGTGGCTTACAGAATATAATGACCTTGGAAATATATCTAAACAGCAACAAATTTTGCAAGGCTTTAGAGATGTTGTAGATAGTGGTGATTTTGATTACCGTGTCGAATTGCCTTACATTGAAATGTTTATTAATTTGCATGACAGTATTGCTAGGCAAATGATTCTTCGAGCAAGAGTTAGAAACAATAACAGTTATTTGTTATTGAGTTATAAAGGCAATGAAGATCTTGAACAAAGATGGGCTGTAGGCACATTGAAAATTCGTGAGTACCCAGATTTTAGTAACATCTATGATGTGTATTTTAGTAATATGAGTAGTGTGTCTACTGGAAATCTTACTCAATCATTAGTTAGCATAGGAGCGTAAGATGGCTTTTTGGGATTTTATTACAGACGCATTGTCATATCTTGGTGAATCACAACTTGAAGTAACAGAATCTGAAAGACAAATGCAAGAAGAACTTGCTGTTCTAGTAAATAATAAAATAACTGAATGGGACAACGAAGGTGCAGGAACAGAAATTCCTGCTGGTTTAAAAGAATCGGCAGATGCAGTAACAGCGGGTGCTTCTGGAGCTAATGGAATTGAAATAGATCCTAACGAATTCATAAATCAATTCGGTGAACCTATAGAAGGACCTAAAGATCCTAAAGGTTCTACTAGAAGTCTTGTAACTGATTCTTATTTAATGGCAACTATGAATCCTTCTACATGGCTTCAGTCAGATTCTATGCCTGACTTAAAACTAAATCCTTATCGGCTTGGGAATCGTCAAGCTCAAGAAGGAGATATGAATTATACGGGGATGATGGGTACTGATGAAATAGAATTTTATGAACAAAGCTATAGAGGTCAAGGTGTAAGAAGAAGATCATGGGAACCTGATACCACAATGATGGGTGATGGTTTTGGTGCATGGCAACGTCAAACTGTTGAAGATGTTCCGTTTACTATTTCTGATGCAATGGGAATTTTTGATGCACAGAGTCCAGAGAAACAACAGCAGATTGCTGAAGGTTTAGCTTTAGGTAGCGATGGAACAAATTGGATGTATAGAGCTGTAGGCGATTCTATGTTTACAGATCCTGACATGATTTATAATAGAGAGAGTGTTAGGCAAGCTTTTATAGAAATGGGTGAAGTTGCAAGCGGTGTTGCTGGAACTCTTCAAGGTGGTTTTCAGGAACTTGGAAATGAATTTATTCCTGATTTAGAACCAAACATTACTGTTGGTCAATTTACTGACAACATTTTTGATGCAGCTATTAACGCTGGCGCTATTAAACGAATGGACCCTTTGTATATTCAAAATCGTGGTGAAGCAATTTTGCCTGCTTTGACTGGTTTAAGAGCTACTCCTGAATATCTTAAGCTTGTTAGTGGGTGGGCTGAAGAGTTTCAATTACAAAACATAGGTGGTAATCCGTATACGAATGAATCTAGATTAGATTCGTTTATAGTAGATAAAACTAGAGATGAGTATCCTGATGAACTATCACAAAATCGTACGAATGATAATGCTTCATCTTTGATGAGAGCTTTTGGGATTGAATAATGAAATTAGATACAGATCAACAAGAAATACGATCACGGTTAGCTGCGACTCTTTACAATATGGGATTGCGTTCAGAAGATCTTATAGATGCGTTAGCTATAGCTCAAAATGAAAGTGTATGGGATGAAAAAGCGTATAATGGTGAAGATAATGATATCTCTTATGGTTTGTTTCAAATTAATACAAAGATAGACGCTGAATGGCAAGAAATTATTAATTTTTTAACTGGGGGTGATGGAAGTACATTAGAAAAAGAAAAGCTTTTTGATTACGATACCCAGATATCTGCGTTTGTTTTAAAATATTTATTACAAGATTATGCTTTTAGTGATTGGGCTACACATCCTTCGTATTCTGATACCCATGATGTACCCTGGACCGAAGCTAAACAAAAGAAATGGGAAGAAGCAAGAACAGATGCGATTGAATTTTTAGAAATAACTCCAGGGTTAAATGATTGGGAAATATCTGATCCTCAAAATAATCTTTTTACTGGTGTAGTTAATGAAAAAATTGCTAGAGGTCAACAAATAGCAAACGAATACATGGGGCAAGATACTCGTGTTGACGGTATGGGTTTTACAGGGAGTAGGGGTGGTAATGAATGGGCTGATGTAGTAAGAGTTATACAAAAAACTGTTGGGGCAGATGAAGATGGTTCTTATGGCCCTAACACAATTAAAGCACTTGATAACTGGCTTGTTGAACAAGACATTGATCGAGGAATTATGCTTGATGGTATTCCTCAAGAAACAACTAGTTACTTTAGTAACACCAATCTAGAAGGCAGACCTATGTCTGTATCTTCTACAGATACAAATGAAAATGTTGTTTACAACGAAGAGCTTGACAGGTATGAACCTATTTCTTTTACTGAAGATGGTTTAGAACCAAGAGATGATTTTGCTCCAGAACCTTTTGCTGATCAGCGTGAACAAGATCAACCACTTATTGATCGAAACCAAAGCATTACTGATGCTACTGAAAACGCAAAACAAAACAATCCTAAGCTACATTTTTATAGATGGTTACGTGGACGAGACGACGCAACTATTGACGGTGTTAACATAATCGATATTATGGAAGCTGATGAATCAGGTTTCCAAATAGGCACTGATCAATATGATGAATGGGTAGAGTCTCTTGTTTCTCAAACAGAGTTTTACAGAAACCATGCTGATATTTATGTTGCAAATGCTAGTGAATGGTATGCAGGTGGGCTTGATGAAGGTTGGACTGAGCGACGTAAAGACTTAGTAAGTAGTTATGTTCAAAGTATCAATAACCTTTCTGGCAAATTAAATCTAGATTTAGATGATGATGAAATTTTAGAACTAGCTAGAGTTGCTTGGTTTAACGGTTTTGATGTACAAGAGTTACAAGATTATGTAGCTGAAGCTGAAAACGTTAGTTTTGATGAAGAAGCTATAGCTGGTGGTTCAATATCAGATACTCGTTCTGAAGTAAAGAATTTGTATAGAAAGTATTTGATGATTCCAAATGAGATTCTTTTGGAAGAAAGCAGCAAAAAAATATTTAGAGGTACATCAACAATAGGTTTTATTGAAGACGAGTTGCGTCAACAAGCGGCAGATGTTTACCCAGTTTTTGCAGACAGAATTTTAGCGGGGCGTAGTCCTTTACAAATTCTTAGTGGCTACGATTCTATTTTTTCTTCTGTCACAGGTATTCAGCCTCAGTGGGATGGGGAACAAAAAGATGTTGGTATCAAATTAGCTAGTGGAGCTAAACTGGCTAATGGTGATGATGTTAATACTGGTAACTTAGCTACGTGGTTGCGTACTGATACAAGTGTTGGTTATGACGCTATGCCTAAAGCAATAAATAATGCTTACAGTTTAGTTAAAGGCTTAGGACAAACGTTTGGAGCGGTAGCGTAATGGCTGATAATCCTGATTTTAAACTAGGTGACAAGTACACCGGACCGGCTGTAACTAAATCTAAGAGGGGTAGACCCGGCAAAGTTATTAATCAAAAAGATGGCACGTTTGTTGAGGGTAATGTCAGATATATTTGGACTGGGGTAGGTGACAACTTTGTTCCCGAAGGTGGCTGGGGTGCAACCACCAAGGCACAAGCAGCCGAAGACAACAGAATAGCCGAATTAGAATTAGATGCTTACGACGAGTCACAATACACTCAAGTTACAAGAGCTGACGGTAGTGTTGCTCCAGGTGTTTACCGTAATAATCCAGAATATTATAGTGGTGCTGCTACGGCTCCTGAAGATGCTGGGGCAGTAGACAAACTAGGCAACCCTAAATACAATGTAGGCGAAGATAGGAAAGGTAATCCTAAATGGGATTTAAATCCAAAGTTTAATTCATCAAAAGGACCTTCAAATGATTCTTCAAGTAATCTTCCAGACACTTCATATGTCAATTATTTAAGAGATCAAAATATTGCTGGAGCTAAAAGCATTATAGAAGGCTTTCTTAAAAGATTTGGTTTAGCTGGGTTAACTTCTTGGGCGCAAAACCAAGCTGATTTAGGTATGTCATCTGACGCAATAACTATGGAATTACGTTACGGCACTGACCCTACAGTAAGAAAAGTTTATGATGAAGCTTTTCCTGCTATGAAGATAAGACGAGAAAAAGGTTTTGCAGAAATAACTGAAGTGGAATCTATGGAGTTAGATCGTGGTTATAAACAAATAGCTGCTGCTTCTGGTTTAGATCCAAAATTAGTAGGCAAAACTCAAATAACTACATTGCTTAGTAACGATGTTTCTTTGTCTGAGTTCCGAGACAGAGTGCAAACAGCAGAAGATTATGTTAATGATTTACCTGCTGAAGCTAAAGCTATAGCTGCACAAACATATGGTTACACTAACCAAGATATGGTTTCATACATTTTAGATCCTACGCTTACAGAAGATATTAAAAAAACTTCACGTAATTTTGATGTATCACGTTTGAGAGCTGCTAGTAAAATTACTTTAAATCAAACATTTTCAGAAGAAATTGGTGAGCTTCTAGTTTCTAATGATGTACAAGCAAGAGAAATTTCTGCTCGTTTGTCTCCATTAGCAGGTTTGACTGATAGTACTCTTTATAATGATTCATTAAGCGCTAACGAATTAACTGAAGCAAGTTTTGGGTTGTCAGCAAATTCTTTTGACTCTGTTAGAAGATCTAAAGGAAATCGTATAGCTAATTTTTCTGGCAATTCTGGACAATTAATTAATCAAGAAGGTATTTCTACATTAGGTAGAGCGACTTGACTTGACTTATAGTATTTTGTTTGTATAATTGTTTATGTGATTCGGCCCTTGCGGGGTGTGCTGTTTTACAACTTCCATCACAGGTACCACCGCCTGGGATGTGTATCTAAGGTGAGAAAAATGGCAAATTCAAATTCTACACAAAACGCTGATCAGAAACCAGAAAATTTCAGGCGTGTTTATGAGGATAAAATTAGTTCTTTAAGTCAAAGGACTGATGACCAAGATAAAGTACTTGCAGAAAAAGACGCTTTAATAGAGCGTTTGCAAAATCAGAATTCGTTTCGTGATGCCGGACTTGATACGTCTGACAGATTGAATGAAATGTTTATGAATGCTTATCGAGGTGATATGTCGGTTGAAGCTATTCAAGCAGAAGCTAATTCGTTAGGTCTGTTAGATAGACAATCTTCGTCACTTACTCAACAACCTCAGCAATACGAAGATACTTTTGGTGATGAGGCGCAACAAAGAATTGTTGCTGCTGGACAAGGTGGCGATCCAATCGCATTGAAAACATTAGATGATGCTATGAGCGGCGCTAAAAACGCTACTGAACTGCAAGCAGTTTGGGAAGCAGCCGGTCATGTTTGGAACGGCGCAGTCTAGTTAGTTAAAGTGTAGAATCTTAACGATCAGGATTTTACTATGGCATATACACCCCCCTTTACAGCGGCTGGTTTTACAGGTACCGCTCAATTAGAACATCAAGTTCATAAAGCATACGACTTGATGGCGCATTATGCGTTGCGTACAACTCCATGTTATGAAGTTATCGCAGATGTTAAGTCAACAAGTCAGAGCCATAATGGTTCTGGTGTTCAGTTCACATTTTGGGATGATCTTAATCAAGCTACTGCTGAGTTATCGCAAACTGTTGACGTTACCCCTCAAGCATTAGGTGATAATAAAGTTGAGGTTACTCTTAAAGAGTATGGTAACGCTGTTCTTACTACTGCTAAGGTACGTGCGACTTCTTTCTTAAACGTAGACGCTGATGCAGCTAACATTGTTGGCTACAACATGGCAGACTCAATGGATAAGATTGTTGCTGATATAGCTAACGGTGGTAGTAAAGTAATTTACGCTGACGGGGCAGCTAATCGTGGCGCTCTTCTTCCAACAAAAACATTTAGTGCTGCTGAAGCACGTCAAGCTGTAGCTGACCTTCGCACACGTAGTGCACCAGGTTGGGAAAACGGCAACTACATGGCGATCATTCATCCAAACGTTTCATACGATCTTCGTAGTGACGCTGCGGTGACTGACGTTATTAACTACCAACTGTATCAAGGTACAGGCGAAGCAATCAGAGCAGGTTCAATCGGTACATTCAACGGTGTTGAATATATTGAGAACCCTCGCGCTGGTGTTATTGCTGGTGGTGGTACTGCTGTTGGTGGTGTTGCAACACAGGTATTCCAGACACTTATTGTTGGCCGTCAGTATATGGCTAAAGCTTTCAGCCGGGCACCAGGATTCGGTCCTGACCCATCTGTAGTCTTTGGTCCACAGGTTGATGTGCTCAAACGTTTCAACCCAATCGGTTGGTACCATCTTGCTGGATACAACCGCTTCCGTGAAGAATCAGGTGTTCGTATTGAGAGTGGCGCAACAATTAACGTAGTAGCTACCTAAGCAATATGGATGAGGCAGGGGGGATCGGGTTTTTCCCCTTTCCCCGGTTCCCCCTCCTGAATCTGCTAGGATTGTATTATGCCTAAAGTAAATGGTAAATCGTATCCTTATACGCTTGCGGGTAAAAAGGCTGCGGCCACCGCTATGAAAAAGAAGAAGACAAAAAATGCAAAAACCAAACGGTGACGTAGTGATTAAACCAAAGCCTATTCAAGGAACAGGTACTTCTAATGGCTAGTGGTCTTTATAGTAAAACGTTTGCAGATTTGATGACGCAAGACAACACTGTTGATTTTAATGCTACACAGTTTAGTTTGATGCTTGTTACTGGTTCTTATAGTCCTTTGTTTGATGCTCATTCAGTTAAGACTGATGCTTCGGGTTCTGAAATAACATCTGGTGGATCTACTAATTATGTAGCAGGCGGCAAAGCTTTATCAGGTATAACTTTAACTAGAACAAGTGACAACACTTCGGTGATTACTTGGGATGCAAATAATGTAAGTTGGACTAACTCAACTATTTCTAGTGCAGCAGGTGGTGTGATTTACGACAACACTACTTCTGGACTCCCATTGGTTGGGTTTATAGATTTTGGTGGTTCGTTTAGTACTACTGCCGGTACGTTTGAAGTTCAATGGAATCCTTCAGGCATATTCACATTCGATTTAACACCAGCACCATAGGAGATATAGATGCCTACATCAAACTATCCAACGTCACTAGATACTACTGCTACTCAGGTAACTCCTTCATCTTCAACAGATTTGGATGCGTCAGGGTTTGAACATGATCTTGTTCATGGCGCTGCGTCTACTGCGCTTATTGCGTTGCAAACAAAATTGGGGATTAGTGCTACA